GAAAAAATGACCTGAGTTTCTGGGATCTTTGAACTGCTTTGATCAGCACATTTGTATTCGTAATCAACACCAAAGGGGACACCATTGCGACTGAATGATACACGGCGTAATTCTACATCACCTGTGTAAGCATTACCTACAACATTCTTTAACATATCAGTTGTAAAACCATCATGATTGTAACTATTCGAATGAGACACTGGTAGGAAGTTATGAACAATAGAAAGCACACGACTATTTGCGAGATTGTAAGTTTGTGTAGCATCTGAAGAGTTAATAACAGAGTAAAGACTGCTGAAAGTATTGAACTCTAGACTGCCTGTGCCAGCCTGAGACAACTGCTGAACACCCTCGGCATCTGGCACTGCGAGATCGCATGTTAAACTGAGATCTGAAAGTTCGTAAAATGCACCATCGCCTGCTCCTGCGTCAGCGCCCTTAAGAACTTGCTGATCAGAAGCTAATTCAATGTTTATACCGATACCCTGTACGAGCGATAGTGGGATGAGGCTAGTGCCTTGAAGCATACCAGCGTAGAGAGGGATACTGAAATTTACCTCATTATTAACCATAAGAGATGAAGATGATTCTATCCCATTCATAACAGCGACACAACTTTTTTCAGTTGCCATATCCTGCCCTGAGTGTGTGCTAGAGAGAAGCGATGCGACTAGACGGCCGTACTGTCTGATCGATTCGAGAGACTGGTTTGAGCCTGCGCTGACGAGATTGACATTCTGGAAACAACTATGGACACCTACACGGGATGATAGTGTGACGGCAGTAGCACCTCCGCCTTTGCTGTTATTGTTGTTTGGTAGTGTAGCACCAGCTCCTCCTGTAATCTTGAGACGTCCGTTGATACGAAGAGTGTTGGTTTTTAAGTATCGTGCTTGTGATGGTATCTGAAAACTGCAAATCGGATTGCCGTTGCGGAAGGAAAATTTTCCTAGAGCGGGTTGGTTGCTTGGAAGAATTTCTACCTTTGTGAAATCAACTATATTGACGGATGACATATTTTTATAATGAATTTATTTATTATAAAAAATTTTTTCTTTTTTATGTTAATACCCGAAAAAGTTAGAGTATTGTCCAAAGCGACTCTCTTGTTGTTGCTGGAGCATTGGTACATTGGATGTTTGAATCGGTTTGGATTGTCTGTGTTGCCCTAATGCTTGACGATTTTCCTCCTCGATTTTTTTACGTATACGTTCTTCAATCTCTCTTTCCTTACGCTCCTCCTCCTCACGTTTCTTTTTTTCCTTTTCCTCTCTGGCACTTAATACTTTATCGAACTTTTCATAATTTTTCAACCAGTTAGAAAACTCAGCATCCTCATCTGCTGGCTGTGGTGGTTGAAACTGGCTGGCACTGGTATTTTTGTATGCTGTTGGTTTTTGTTTAGCTCTGTTTTCTGCTCTCTTTTGACGCATTCTTTCTAAATGCGCTCGTTGTTTATCACTGATTGGTTTCTTAGTTTTTTTGACAGGTTCTGTTACATACTGGGGTTCAGGTGTCTCAGGCTCTTCATACTCAATAGGTTCTGGTTCAGGCTCTGGTTCGGGCTCTGGCAAAGGTGCATTTACAGATAAATCCTTTTGGGGCGGTTTAAATTTTTGTGCCTTTTTGCCAGACTTGGCTACGCCAGTTGGCTTTTCATTAAAAACATCACTCGGTGGTTGTGATTTAGGTTCTTCTTTGTGCGGTGGTTCAGGATCTCCGAATTGAATTAGTTTTGGCCTCGGCATGTTTTTATTATACATTTATTTAAATAAATATAAAAAAATTCAATTATTTTAAATAAATTATATAATAAAATGTTTTCAACCCAAAGTAATAATGTGCCTTCCGCCAATGCCAATGATTCTGTATTTTGCCTCGAATTTATTAATCATGAGGCTTTACAGGATTTGTTAAAGTATGCGCCTCATTGTGATATATTCAATGATGAACAGAAATATCAAATCAACTCACTTTCATCTATTAATTATAAGAAAAATCCAGGTAATGAGTTAGGTATGGCAAAAATTATTTATAGATCAAAACCTGCTAATCAGCTCGGACGTGTTTATCATGAATTCAAAGGTAGTAAGGGTAAAGCATTACAACAGCAATCTAAAAGGGTTCGTCATATTTTATGCCATAAAAATAATGGTGAGTGTTTGTATGTAGACATTGATATTGTCAATGCGCATCCGAAAATCATAATTCAATTATGTAAAGCATACAATGTTGAATGTGGTGTCATTGAAGAATATGTAATGAATCGTGAAAAAATATTACAGGATGTTATGAATAGACATAAATGTAATCGATCACAGGCAAAAAAATTATTCATTAGATTATTATACAGCGGAGGCTGGCAGAATTGGTTTATTGAATTTGAATTACCTGTTATTGAACCTATCGATTTTGTCAAAGATTTTTATAAGCAAATGAGAGATATTTGTCAAAGATTTTATACTCATACTGATTTTAGCCGTAATATTCATGAGGCTAATAACAAAAAAGCAAAACATATTGGTAAGTTTATCAACCCTGAGGCAACATGTCTTTCATATATTATTGCTGAACGAGAGAATCTTATTCTTTGGAATATGCGTCGTTTCTTTATGAATAACGGATTACAGGTTTCCGTGTTGGTTTATGATGGTTTGATGGTAAGGAATGATGGTTCTGATGTCAGTGAGTTATTCGATGAGTGCCAGGAATATATAAAAACTAATACTAGTTATGAAGTAAAACTAGAAACTAAACCATTGACAACTGATTTAGATTGGAAAGGTATTGTTGATAAATTGAAAAATGGTGTATTAGATGAAAGCAAAGTTAAACTCGGTGATTACTTTAGTGTCAAAGCACTAACTAAAATATCTGCTGAAAGACCAATGGATGAATATCTTATGAAGAAATATTATTTTGAACACTGGGTAAAATATTCTTTAACTAATAAATGTTATTTCGTAAAAAATAAATATGAACTCACTCAGAGCACTAAAAGTGATGTTAGGGATATGCTCGGAATGAGAGCTGTCAAAACTAAAATACCAAAATCAAAAAATGAATGTTGGACTTTTATTGATTATTATATGAATGAAGATGAAGATGTCAGAGCATACCAAAGTATTTGTTATGAGCCATTTGATCCTTTCAATGAATTCAAAGATGTAGTTGCTGAAAACATTAATAAGTTTGCAACATACAAACATAATATTAAACCGAGAGATAAAGTTGACAAAACGAAAGATTACATACCAGCATATTTAAAACACATGAAAAGATTTTGTGAGAATAATGAAAAAGTGTTAGAGTATGTACTAAGCACGTTGGCATGGAAAGTTCGTGATCCTAGATTCAATGCTGGTGTTTCGATTGTGTGTCAGTCCAGGGAGGAGGGTGCTGGTAAATCATGTTTGTTAGAACCATTTAAAAAAATGTTTGGTATTTCAAATGTAAATTTCCATCATACATTAGGAGGATATTGTGGTAGATTCAGTAAAAGGTGTGGTGAATCAATGATTACTGTCATTGATGAATTGAAACAGGATAGATCCGATAATCCTCATATGGAACAGTTTTATAGTGATATTACTAGTCCTCGAATCGTCGTTGAGCCTAAGAATGTAATGGCTTACGAAGTTGAAAACTGCTCACTAATTATTGCTTTCTGTAATAAATTATGTCTCAAAGTAAATACTAACAGTTCTTCATCACGTAGGTTCTGTGCTACGATATTCGATGATACTAATATTGATATTAAATCACCAGAATATAAACAATGGTTATTAGATAATATAATTGTTTTCCAGGAGGACGATGACGCATTGTCTCAGTTATTCTGGTATTTATATGATTATAAAAAATTAAGTAAACAGGAATTAAGAACTGTCCCGATTACTAAGGGTATTACATCACTCAGAAATGTAAATGCTAAACATGAACAAATGTTTATCTATAATTACTTATTTGTAAGTGAGACATACAAAAAGGAAAATGATCTCAATGACACTACTAAAGTCCCAACTCATGTGTGGATTGATGGTGATGATGTTATCGTGAATAGGACTGTCGTTGATAATCATTTCAAACATGAAGCTAGAATTACAGGGTATGTCAAAAATAAGATTCTAGAATCATCTAGAGGGATTACAGATGTAAGAAAAGAAAATGTTAGATGTTATAAATTTCATTTACCTACTATTAAATCATCTTTAAATTTCATTGAATAAATTACTTTACTTTACTTTATATATAGTATATATACTATATATAATATATATAATATATAATATATATAATATATATAATATAATAAAAAACAAAAGAAACAAAAATAAACAAAAAATAAACAAAAAAAGTGGTATCGGAAACAAAAAACAGAAATAAGTGTAATATTCATATAGAAAGTAGATTGAAAGTATTTTTAAAATATAATATATAAATGTAGTATATTATAAGAAGTTGGGAAATTTTTGTATTTTCTACCGATACAACTTTTTTTATTTTTTTGAAAACAAATTTTGTTTTTGTTTTTATTAAATAGAAATAAATAGAGATACAATATAATTCAAATTGTTTTAAAAAATAAGTATTATAAAAGGATGCCTCGTAAAGCTCGTTCAGAGAATAAAAACTTTTATCACTTCTGCCTTTACCTCGATAATGGTGCACGAAAATACTATTTTACAGCTATGCAGATCGCCCAGGATCTAGGATGCTCACGCTCATCAGTGTACCGAGCATTGACAACAAACAATAAATTATTTGAACATGGGATAATTAAGAAAGAGTATCTTCATCACACTGTGGTTGAGCATTTAATCCAGAAGGAGTTGGAACTGAAGGGGGTACATAATTCGTCCCTGGTAGTAGCATAGTAAAAGATATTTGATTCAAAGGATCACGAAATATTTTTTGATTTCTTCTTTTAAGACATCGAGCAGATCCAAAGTGTTTGTCGTAGAAATGTTTACATACTTCCTGTCCGCATAAATGACATGTAAATCTTTCCATCTTTCCAAATGTATAACCTTTCGGCATTTTTTTAGTTTTAAAAATATTTTCTAATTAAAATGCCAGGACACTATGGAATGTCAAAAGGAAATGGAAAAGGTAAGAAATCCAAACCAGCACCAAAAGGAACACACCGAATGCCTGATGGAACACTGATGACAGGCTCAACACACACAAAGGACAGTAAGCCAGTTAAAGAAAAGGCAAAGGCTAAACCAAAAGCCAAGGCTGGTACAGGAAAAGGCTCACAAGCAATGAAGGACAAGATGGCGAAGTTACGTGCAATGAAGAAGAAGTAATCATGCTAAAATAATACTCTCATAAAATGAAAGTATTAGAATTATTTTCAGGTACACATAGTATAGGTATTGAGTGTGATAAAAGGGGATGGGATGTTATTTCCTTAGATCGAGACTTAGATGAGAATGCTAAGTTTTGTAATTATAAATCAAAAAATCACATCATGGCTGATATTATGACATGGGATTATAAAACATTTAAACCAGGGGAGTTTGATATTGTTACAGCATCTCCTGTGTGTTTGTGGTGGAGCAATCTCCGTAGTTCATGGTTAGGTAGAAAGTGTAAGAAGATTCATCCAACCGATGTGATTACAAAACAACATTTAGAAGATGATATTGAAAATTTTGGAAAACCGATGGTAGACAAAGTGAGAGAGATTATTGACTATCTCAAACCTAAATATTATTGGATTGAAAATCCTCAATCATCTAAGATGAAGAATTACATCACAGATCTGCCGTTCTATGATGTAGATTATTGCAAGTATTCAGATTGGGGATATAAAAAGAAAACTCGTATCTGGACTAACATTGAAGGATTTGAACCTAAAAAATGTAAGAATGATTGTGAAAACATGATAACTATCGGAACACGAAAAGTTCATAGGATAAACTTAGCGAGTAATGATTATATTGTTGTAGATGGAAAAACAATAATTTGCAACACCAAAGTATTGAGAGCAAAATATAAAGAAGAAATAAAACAAGCAAGAAAAGATCGTCCTAAGACTGAAACATCAAAACATGAAAGATACAGAATACCAGGTAGATTGATTAGTGACTTATTAGATTGTTGTGTTCATTAAACACTATTACATTATACCATACATATATGTTATAATGTTTAAATAATATGTTATAAAAATGAACAACCAAAAGACACAAACTTACACATACTTAAAACTCAATCCAACGCTATTCAATGTAAAAGATGAAAGAAAAACAATACCAATGTTAGAATTTGAAAACGCATGGTTATATCGTCTAAAAACATTACAAAAATATAATGATTTATTAGAGCAAAAAGTAATTGTCAAAGGAAAAGGATTTTATCCTCGAGTAAAAGGCACAAAGCAGGCAGGCATAAGAGTATGGAAAGAATTACTACGAATACATTTTATGGATACTGATAAGATTTTTTATGATAAAAATTTCTTAGAAAAGTGTCTGAAGCGAGAAAGAATGCCAGTAGTTTACTTTAACAGCATTTGTTTTTTTGATTATGATAAAAGAATAGATGAGGAAATCAATGCCAGTAATCTAGAATTGAAATACTTAATGTTTACAAAAACACCGCCAGCACCTGCTAGTTTAAAAGTTGGAGAAGTAGATTCTAAAACTAAATTAGAATCTATTGTAAATCTAGTAAAGGATAGTGATTTGTCTCACGATGAACTTATTGCACTAAATATATTATTGTTAGCATTACTTAAATGTTAACGCCTACGGCGTCATGAGAATCACTTACGAGTGATTCTTAATATATCATCACCAACAAACCATGTTATTTTTTTTTATATTGCTCCTGTAAATCTAACGAGTGTCCCATTTTATTTGCTAGTTGTTTACGTTTCTTAGTGCTACGAATATCCTCGTCGCTAATCAACTCGCTTACGAATATGTGCCTTAAATCATTTAGTGTTATATGTTTTTTCAATATAGAAAATACTTTGGTAATAAAAACTCCCAATGTATGTTTTGTCATCTTACCTCCCCTATCATTTAACAATAGAAATTTTGTACTGCGGTTATATTGTAACCAAATCTTTAGTGCCTTTTTTAATTTCTTACCGACACGAATTCTTTTTGTACCTGTTGATGCGGAAGTTTTATGATCTCCAAAATGGAAAAATTCTGGATCTCTCTTATTCAATACTAAAAAGTTGTCTTTTGAATCCTCATCGTACTCTGACTTTTGAATGAGATTGACGCTGTAATCGAGACGAACTGGTGGGTTATCAGGATCACCGACATATAGATTTGCAACAATCCATTTTCTTAGATTTTGATATTGCTCCTCATCTGTTTTGCTAGTGTTTGCTTTTTTTTCATATATATTAATTACAGTTCTTAGTTTTGAGATAGGCACATAATTTGCCTCCTGCTTAGCATTTTTTAAATGTTTAGCAGTAATTTCATTTATTTCATTTGTTAGTTCTTTTACTTTTTTACTATATTTTTCAGCATCCATATCATGAGATTTCAAAACATTTATAACTGTTGATATGTAAGATTTTCGAGTTGATATATTTTCAAAGTTATCCTCAATCCATCCCATCACCTTATCATAATCTTTCAAAAAATCAACTCCAGTTTTTTTCATACCCTGACTAATTTTTTTGTATTTAATCATGTAAACTTTATCGATACTATTTTTTGAAATCTTCCTGTTAGTAATAGGATTGACATATTCTTCCAATTTTTGTTTTATACTTTCCATTTTTATTAATTACTTTTAAAAATAAATCAAATAAAAATGCCTCCAATCCATGATATATATACTGTCGTCACTCACAGCAACCTGCAAGAATTTATTAAGGAAGTTAATAAATACACTAAGATCGGTTGGAAGTTGCGTGGTGAGTTTCGTGTTGAAAACGATAGATATTTTCAGGCATTATCATTGAAATCTAATGAACACACATGGAGTCCTGAACCTGTGAGTCCTTAACACCTTTGGTGTCATGAGCCAAAGGCTTAATCTGAATCTGAATCTTCATCCATAACTTTTTGAACAGTTTTTCCAGGAACAATAACATCTTCTAAATTTTTCTTTTTAGAATAATTTATTGGTGCTTCATACATTAATTCATCAAATCTTTTGTATGCTTTTGGCCTTCCGTTGTTGTCTCCAGTGTAACCATATAAATCCATATACATAAATGAATATGGTTCTGATGTTGCTTCGGCATAAAGTTCTAGCCATTTATCTACACCATATACGTTTCCATATTCAGATGCGAGGCTCTCTACCTGCTGCAGGTTGCTATTCTGGGAGACAATAACATAATTAGCTGACGCACGAACGATAGGAGGTACTTTTTTTAGCTGTTGCGAGTTGTACAATAATAAGCCTCCATTGAGGTAATGCCTATAAGAAGAGGCAATTCTAAACATCAAAGAGGTAGGTTTTACATTTGGAAATGCAATAAAATCATCGAACACGATTGCATACCTACCTTTACTTTCTTTTGGAATACTATCTAAATAATCTAATAATCCTTTTAAATGCGCATCAGAATATTCATTATAAATTGTTGATTGAAATCTGTCGTATAAGTGTCGTGAGGTGTAATCACCCTTTCCAATTGTTGGGCTATATATAAAAACGGATTCGAATGCTTCCGCATAAAAATTAAAATTTAAAAAAAAATTTACAGTGCGTACAGTTTTCCCGCTACGCGGTTTGGCTATATCGAGTATACAAGCACCAGCATTGATATTGGGTAATCTAGGATCGTGATCAATTGGTGCAGCGATCGGGGGATCTCTTATGGTGAGGATAGTTAAATCTCGTTCTTTACTCATTTTAATTATATAACATTTTATATAATATAAAATATGGGATGTTGTAAAAGTAAAGAACTACCGCACACACATTGTGATATGTGTTTCAAAAAATGGGATGATAGACACATGATATTCTATCCGTATGAGTATCAGAAGAAACCTTTTGTTATGTGTAAAAAGTGTTTAGATATAACAGTTGAAAATGTTATTATCGATATGTTTGAGCGCGAGGCTAATTTACACAAAATAGAAGAGCGTCCTGACACACCATACCCTCCCGTAGAAGAAAGTGCCTGTTGATTTTTTCACGATACCATTTTTCCAATTGATTTTTTTTCTCCGAAAAATAAAAAGGCATGGCTGACAGCAAAAAACTTTACGAACACCTTAGCAATAAGCATTTTGAAACCGAACTAGATTTTGACGCTGTAATGCGCAAAGGTTGGTTCGATGAGGAAAAGGTAAGTAATATTAAGCCATACCTTATTGAAGGCACATCAGTTTCAGCGACAATCTTTGTCAAAGACGAATGTATGGGTGTTCATTTAACAGAACATCATAACTGCCAGTTTCAATTCGATTGGGCTGAAATTATTTCGTCTGAGGATTGGTTTGAAGAATGGGAGTTTGTTTTTGAGGAAATTATTGATGATGAAATCAGAGAGGATATTTATGTATAATCACCATAACACGCGTCTGCTATGATAGTTTGCACTGGTAGGATCATTTTTAGTTAGTTTCCCCTCCTTATTTTTTATACCAGCAGATCGCTTAAGGAATGATTCACGACGCTTATCGTCGCCATGATCTTTACTTTTATATATACCAGTTTTATCTTTGAATTGCTCCATATCTTTATTTCCGAAATGGACTTTCTTTCCCTTTACAGTTGTCATTAGTTTCTTTCCTTTGGCTGTCGATTTTTCGTAAACATAGTTTCCGATTTTCTTCTTTGTCATTTTTATTATATAACATATTATAATAAAGATATTTTCTACGATTATAATCACTGAATATTTTAAAAGTTTCGGCATACATCAGACGCATTTTTAAAAGTAATCTTTTAGAAATGGATATATTCAAACAAGCTCAGTTAGAAGCTAAGGAAGAAGTAGAATCTAAGACAGGAATAAAAATACCAGATAAAAAAATAAAACATGCTGAAAAGCAACCAGTATATATAATTCAGTTTGCTTAACACCGAAGGTGTCATGGCTACGCTAGAAAGATGCGATAGCACCGCTTACCTCCTGGGCACTATCGACAGTTGGGATAGCAGAACTAAACTTAGATGTAACTGATGTATTTATTTCTGGAGCCATGTTTCCAATACTACGAACCTGAGGCATTGCAGATTGTTTGTGATGAAACAAATGAATCAATCCATCGACGGCAGTAAAAATACCTCCAACACTAGCTATTGCCTCACCTACTACACCCAATGTAGATCCAGCTAACTCCTCAGCACCAATCTTTTCTCCAATATTTTCTACACCTTCTTTTAATGCTGTTTTTCCAATATCACTAGCAGTTTCGAGTGCTCCCTTACCAGCCGACACCAACTCCTGTCCTCCTCGAACAGCATCATCAATATTTGTTTCAGCTACTGCGCCAGCACTAGTGTCCTCCTGTCCAGCAATAATTTCAGTAGATGGAGGTTTGACATCTTTTGTTGCCTGGACACCTGCTGTAACACTTTTACCGCCCTGTTCTATACCTCCAAGTAAATCACTGACACCTGATCTTTGTTGCGCTACAGCTGAAAGCCTTTCGTCAAACTGAGATTGTAAAGATTGTAAATCTTCTAAACTTTCCTGCGGAAGCTCTCCTCGTCCCTGTGCTCTTATAACTCTTTGTCTATCCTCCTCTGGTAATTGTTTAAATGTATCTTTTAATTTATCCTGTGCTGATTGAATTTGTAAATCCAAAGCTGATGGTGGATTAGCTCCCTGTTGCATGATACCCTCAGCTAATGCTGGCGGAGGACGTGTTCGTGCGTCAAACTCTTTTGCTGTTGCCTTTACACCAATACGTCCGACATCTATCGGTGATGACGCAGAAGTTTTAACAGCACCAGAAACCTCACCTTCTACAGCTCTAAGGCTACTACGAAGATTGGCAGGGGCTGAAAAGGATGTAGATTGTTGCGCATCGGCAATAAGATCAGCACCAGAGCCTGTCTTCCCATAATTTATGCCATGAACATTTTGTACCAATGCGCCAGCCTCACGCCCAACACCTTCGTTTACATCAGCAAGATTTCTACGCACAATATCATCTAGATCATCAGCAGATAAGTTTACATCGCCAACAGAAGAATCTTTGACAGCAACAGCACCGGCTTTGGCAGGATCGGTAAGTGTTGCACGAGCAAGATCTGGCGCTCTGCTAACTGTATCAACTACTTTTTGTTTTACTGATTTTACAGCATTAACTAAACTACCAACAACGTCTTTACTGCCCTGCGGGATAAGATTACTTTCTTCAAGATTTGTTAATGTATCCAATACCTGTCCAGGATTAGTTGTACTGCCAGTAGGATTAACCTGGCTAGCATTTTCACCATCACCCATAAACTTTTTAAACTTTTTTCTAGTTTCTGTAAATTTATTGTAAGTATTTTTTAACCCTGACATACCAGCCAACTCCCCTATACCGCCTTCTGCGAGAGCTGTAAATTTATGAGAGTATTCGTCGGCACGTTCTTTCCATTGTTCTAATTTAGAATCCATTTCATTACTGATACCGCTTTCCATAGCTTCCTCAGATTGTGATACCTGTCCTCGTACGAGTTCATTGTATTCATCTACCATCATAGCATACGACATTTTTTATATGGTTTTTAATTATAAAAAAAAGTTAATTATGTTCAGGTAAAGGAAATCAAAAAAATATTTGATTTTTTTTAAAGAAAAATATAATAAAATGACGGACTCAGTGGCACTCGTAAAACAATTCGACAACATGCGTGCTTTCATGATGAAAGTTATGGAAGAAAACAGACAGCTAAAACATCGTTGCGAGGTATTTGAAGCATCTGAAAAACGATTTACAGAAACGATTACAAAACAATCAGAGGCGTATGAAGAAACTATCAGAGAGGCAGAATTTACCATTGAGGAGTTAGAAACAAAATTATCAGATAAAGATAAATATGAAGAAACTATTAGAGTATTACAAACTAAGATTGCATCACAGCACCAAGAATTTCATTTTGCGATTGTAGATAAAGATAAAAAGATTGCTGAACTAGAAAAGAAAGTAAATCGTAAGGCATATGAAAAGAAATACAAGGAGCAAAACAAAGATAAAATCAAGAAACAAAACAAAGAGTATAAGGAAAAAAACAAGGAGGTAATAAAAAGTAAAGGAGCAGAAATTGTAAATTGTCCATGCGGTAAAACGCATCGCTACGATAATACTCGTAGGCACAAAATGTCTGCCTTTCATCAAAAATGGTTGGCAGGACATTCAGAAACACAAACTAGCCCGTAAGCTAGTATCATTGACACAGGATATAGTTTTTATAGGCTGATGAACAACTTTTGGTTTACGTCTGAATATTACAGATAATATTTTTTTCCAGAGATTCATTTTAATTAATATGATATTAATTAAAAACATGAAATGGAAGTCTATGAAATCTAGATGGAAAAGAAATTTTAATAAATGGTCAGATAAAAAAAAGAGGAAATATTTTGTATTATTGTTAGATAAATTTCCATTGGACGATGATATTGAATTATGATCCAATAAAGTTTGTAACCATAAGTTCTGCCTGAGGATCTTTGAGAGGTGATATTCTTTCTATAAGTTTTTGAAACTCCATAGCTCGATGTCTTTCAGGATCTTCTCTGAATTTTATTGTTGCACGAGTAGTGTTATCAATCCAAGTAGCAAGTGTACCATCAGGTCTTCTAATCTGTAATGAAAGTTCGTTTATCTGTAATTCATTTTCATTATTTATATCAATATAATCTTCATAATTTGCCTGGTATGTCATAAGAGATGAAGCGACGTCCTCGCTGAAAACATCTTTCGGTATAACTTTAATTGTCTTATATCTTTGTGCAGATTCACCTTCTAATGATTTGATATTACTAAGTTCTGGGATACTGATATGAACTGTTCTTTCGTCTGCGTGAGCGTTCTGGTCGGGTACACCAGTGCTAGCAATATCTCTATCAGCAAAAGCATTCTCCCAACTTAACTCATTAAATCCAAGCGTGCCGCCTATTGTAGCCTCGACAACATTACCTAATATTAATCTTCTAAATGCAGTATTCAAGCCAACTGTGTCAATCTCGTCCTGAGTTACTCTTTCCAATCGTCCGTTCCACCTTTCATTCAGAATACTACCAGCACCTACCTCACCACTCGCACCTGTAAATGCCGATGTAAATCTAGCCGTAGGGTCGTCAGTGACATCATTATCAGGGTCATTGCCGTTCATTTGGTAAGAATATCTTCCATTTATCCAGTTACTATCATTAGTAAAAAGTAATGAATTATTAGCATTTTCTACAAAAGCAGTAGTTGTAAATATAGGTTCTCGTACAATACCAGGGTCTGCTGCATCCTTTGTACCAACCCAAGTTACACCAGCACCTAAGAGTGTATCAGAGGTGATAGTTATTTTTCCTGTTGCATGATCATAAACAATATCTCCTCTGATTGTACCACCCGCTGGGCCACCAGGGTTTGTATCATTATCATATATACTCCATTTATTGAATTGTTTAGCAGTTTTGAATACACCTCTGTTAGTAACTGTCGCTGTAGGTACATTACTATTATCAGCTCCTGTTGGAGCGGTTTCAATTACAATTTTATCATCATATCCACCTGCTCCTGCCTGAAATTCAATTGTATAAATGCTCGTAGCTGTTCGTGTAGCGCCATCGACATCGAGTGTAAATTTCATTCCTGTTAGGTCAAGATTGGTAACTACTCTTTGACGTCCAGTAGCAATATTATTGAAAAAATCTACTGTTGGGATAGGATATACCATTATTGGTGTAAAAGCATGTTGATACCCTGTGTTGTTCAACCGATCATCGTTGAGTCCTGTTTGCCCAGCATTTAAAGGCACACCAAGAGTAGTATAAACACATCCAGGAAATGATGGAGGATGGTTAGCAACACCAGTTGCCAAACCTCTCATTGTATCTGTGTAAACAATTTGTCTTTGATCACCATCATCGACATTATCATTATTACCTCCAGTAGCATCAGCGACAGCAGTAAATGTATCACCACCATCAGTTGATTTCATAAGTTGGACTACGTATGCTCTAGCGCGATAAAAGGCTGAAACTTTTATAAGAAGTATATCTGATTTCGCTGTAACAATACCAGCAAGATTGATATTTCTTACCTCTCGTGTTCTACTACCATCACGATCTGACATCAATACTCCGTATTCATGAGGTCTAAGTATTGAAATTCTCATTCTCGGGCCAGTAGATATATCTCCAGCATCCATAAAAGTTTCAACTTCAAAGTTCATTCTACTATCATGATTGTTTGATAGAATTCTATTGAAACCATCATCAAGATCAACGCCTCGTGTAAAACCTGATGAACCTACAATATTAGGCGAGCAAATTCCAAACGATGCTCTGTGTACTACGGGAGCACCTGTGAGGGTAGTACCATCACCCCAAGCATGTACAGTAGCCATAAATACTGGCCCACCTTCACCCTGAGTATATAAAGGCATACCTCTTTGAGATCCAAAGGCAGTTGTAGATGAGCGCAGATCACCTACATTAGGAGGAGGTGTGTAAATTTCAGGCGATGCTATTTTAGTTCCTGCGTGCCCAAGATTACCAAATTGGGTAACATTTGAAAGGATAGCATTCCCTGGTTGCTGTCTATCAGCAGTCCATGTCCCAGCACCTACAACTGTCGGATTGAGTCCAGCAGTTTCATTATAACTAATTGTAAAACTGTCATTTGTAGGAGGATTGGCATTGAAGTTTCCAGCAGTAAAAACACAGGAAATGGTATAATATTTGAATTTATTACCCTCGTTCATAGCACGTGCTATTTCAGTTGCTAGTGCCGAACCAAGATATGATCCTTCTCTTAGAGTTGCAACATCTTCACTATAGAAACCTACATCGCCAAAAGCCCATACAATTTTGTTATTACCATCGTTTAGCGATGGATTGTCACTACCTACAATAGTGTAAAGCGAGTCGCCAAAATTTCCAAACGTAAGATTTGTGAGACAAACCTGAGAGTGAGGTTTTAGAATCAATGGTTGCGGAAAATGATTATGGAAATTGAACGGCTGTTGATTCAATGTTTGTGTAACGCTAGAATTACTAGATAAACTTACAAGTGACATATTTTTATATTGAATTTATTTATTATAAAAAATTAATTATTAAAATGCTAAAGAATCTCTTTAATGTAGACGAAATTGTAAAATCAACAGAAAAAGATGGTGCATCTTTACAGAAGATGGAAAAGATTGAAAAGAAGGAAATGCTAGAAAAGGATCTACCTATTGATCCAAAGGCTGTATTCAATAATTATAAGAAAGGTAAACAAGACAAAGGTAAGAAATTCAGACAACCAAAACCTGAAACGGATGGAAAAAAGAAAAAACCAAAGATGGTTACAATATTAGATTACTAAAATGGACTATGTCCTAAGTAGGAAGTTGCCAGAAGAGTTAGTTGATATTATATGTAGGGATGTACACAGAAGATATATGAAAGATATATGTAATGAGATAAAATACAATATTGTCTGGATAAGGTTAAAAAATGAAATGCCGTCTTTTCTTATAGGGACATTCAGGCACAATCAGTATTACGCTTTGTTAGATTTTGATAACATAGTAGGGGTAACTGTATTAACTTTGAGATAATCCAAGTTATTTCATTTACAAAACACCTTAATACAATTGCCTTTTCTAGAGCATCGATACCATCTAGATTCTGAGGACAACACATTTTTTTTAATATTTTTATATTAAAAAATGGTTGAAACAAACAAACAAAAGTTTAACAAAAAACATGGACAACCGAAGGATAAATCCAACTCGCTAGCAGACATATCAAAACTATCAGGATTTAAGAAATCAGGACTACAGACAATATTCGATAAAGGTGTAGGTGCATACAAAACCAATCCAGGCTCTGTGCGTCCGTCTGTAAAGAGTCCTGAGCAATGGGCGTATGCAAGAGTGTACGCTGCAGTTAATCCCTCAACAAAGGCACATAAGATAGATAAGAAACATTTAGTAAAGAAAAAAACACAAAAAAAGTGAGTGTATGTGTGTGTATATATTATAATGAAAATTTTATAATATATTGCGGGGGTGTATAAATCTAGTCCG